CAGGAATAAAACAATTACAACAACAAATACCACAGCCAGAAATACAACAGCCAGAAGAAGTTCAAGAAGAATTAACACAAGAAATACCACAAGAAGGAATTCAATCAATGGTCAGCCGATTAATGCCACAAACAACAGAAGAAGTTAAATAAACAATGCCATTAAGTCCAAAGGGTAAAAAAATATTAAAAAAGTTTCAAGAACTATATGGAAAGGAGGAAGGAAAAAGATTTTTCTATGCTTCCATTGTTAAGGGAAAAATTCCACATAGTAAGGTTGCAGAAGGAAAGGGTTCAGGAAAACTTTTGAAGGCAAAAAGAACCTATCAAAAAAAACATAAAAAATAATGGAGGAAAAAGTTTTACTTGAAGAGTATTTTGGAAAGCAATTAAGAGAGTATCTTGAAGGTAATCCTGAAAAAGCACAGCAACTTTATTTGAGATTGAAATCATTGTCAGCATCAGAAGAATGGAGAGTTTTTCAAAAAATTATTGAAGATACAAGGGAAAAAGTAATACAGAATTTTGAGAATTCGCCAACGCAACTTGAAACCTTGATTGCTTATAGGGAAAGTCTATCTGCTCTTGATTTTTTAAAAAATTTACCTGAAAATCTTATCAAGGTTATTGAGTTAGAATTTACAAACTTGACAGGGTCGTAATTAAGGTTTATAATATGGGGAAAATGGCAAAGAAAAAAGAAGAACAAGTGGAACAAGAAAATTTAACATCAGAAGAAACAAAAAAAGTTTTTTATCCTAACATTAGGGGTGGAATTTGTGAATTTTGCGGTATTCCTGCTAAAAAATGCAAACATTATAAAGATGTTTTCTACAACAATAAATTCTATTGTCTTTGCGGAGGGCATAGAAATCAAGCAACATTTAATCAGTCAATTTATAAATATGTTGAAGAATGGAAGGCTTGGATATGTAATTCAGAGGGTTGCAGAAGGCAAGTGGAATTGAGAGGTGGATACGCAAAGCCAGAAATTTTAGAGTTTTATTACTAATAATCGTTAATTTTTCCTCGTTTGTCTTCTCCCGGACAAGCGAGTGTATGCCAAGGGCGTAAGGCGTTAAATTAATCTTTCCTTTTCTGTCTGCTCCCGGACAGAAAAGCGTAAAAAATGGGCGAAGAACAAATTCAACAAGAAGAACAAGTTCAAGAAGAACAGGTTCAAGAAGAAATAAGGTTAACAGAAGAAAGTCCTGCAGTTAAGGTTTTAAGACAAAAATTAGAGCAGGAAATCAAAACAAGAAAACAATTAGAAGAAGAACTTACAAAAGCAAAGGAACTTCTAAATGTTTCTGATATTGGAAGTTTAATGAGTAAGGTTGAAAAACTGGAACTTGAAAACATTGTTGCTAAAAAGTATCCAGAACTATCAGACGAAATTGAAAATATTGTTCAACTCAGAAAAGCGGGTGAAACAATTGAGGATACGATTTTAAGATACATTGGTAAAAAGACAATTGAAAGTAAACCATCTCAAACAGGATTTTCTTTGGGTTCGAACAAATTAACTTCCGCTCCATCGGAACCCAAGGGAGAGGCTCCAAATAAAGAACAAGCGGAACGGCTCTTTAAACAACTTTACTATCCAGAAGAATAGTTCAGATTGGTGATATAGGTCATCGGGTTTCTGATGGAAATGTAGTAAAAAATGGCTACTACAACTACGAGTAACCTTGAATCTGCACAAAAAGCCTTGGGGATTTACTACGATAAAGTTGTTATAGAATCCCTTCAACCTAATCTTTATTTTGAACAATTTGGAACAATTGTAAGTGTTTCTCAAGGTAATTACACCTCAAGATTCTTCACATTCAACAGAATCGCAACTTCTTCTGTAACATCTCTTACAGAAGGAACTCCTCCAACTGGTATTGCTGTTTCTGTTAATGCCATTGATACAACTCCAACACAATACGGTGTTAGTGTTGAAATGACAGATTTAGTTGCTTTAACTTCTGTTTTTGATTTAATCAATACAACCCTTAACGAGGTTGGTAAGGCAATGGCAAGAAAAATTGATGAAGTTATTCAAACAGTTGCTAATGCTGGAACAAATGTTCTTTATGCTGGTGGTAAATCATCAAGGTCAGCATTAGCAGCTGGAGATTTATTTGATGCTGATTTAATAAGAAGAGCTGCTGCAAGATTAAGAAAAAACGCTGCTCCAGAATTTACAAATAAGGGTGGTGGTTATGTTGCCATTACAACTCCTGAAGTAGTTTTTGATTTGAAATCTAATACATCTGTTGGTCAATGGTTGGATATGCACAAATATGCTATGCCTGGAAATCTATTTACTGGAGAAGTTGGTTCAATTGATGGTGTAAGAATTGTTCAATCTCCTAATGTTTCAACTTTTTCTTCAAATGTAACAGTTCATCCTACTACTTTCATTGCTGCTGATGCTTATAGAATTTCTTACTGGTTAGCATCAAAAGTAAATTCTTATGTTCTTCCTCCTGAAAGTAATCTTTCTGTCTCCAACCCATTGGGTCAAAAAGGTTCTGTTGGTGCTAAAACCAACATTGGTGTAGCAAGAACACAGGAGGAAAGGCTTGTAAGAGTAGAAAGTGCGGCTAGTTCTGTATAGTTTGATATAGTTTAATAGGGGGGCTGGTGATAAACCAGTCCCCCTTTTAATGGTCATAATTAATTTTCTTTTCTAAAATGTCTTTAAGAATACCACTTAAAACCCGAAATTTGGTTCCTTCTGGGGCAAGAACATCAAGTGGAAATAGTGGAGTAATCATTATAAATGATGCTGATATTGAAAATCTTTTAATAAGATTAAGTGTAAGTGCTTCTTCTGGAACATCTCCAACATTAGATGTTTTTTTCCAGCAATCTTTAGATGGTGGTAATACTTGGGTTGATGTTGCTCGCTTTTCACAAGTTACAGGAATATTATCAAATCCACATTATTTAAGCCTTGCTGTAGGGGCAGATAATAGAATTGCTTCTTCTGTTGGTGATGGAACAATTTCTGCTAACTCTATTGGAACTTCTTTAGTTTCTAATGTTTGGAGAGTAAGATGGAATATGGGAGGAACATCTCCTTCATTTACTTTTGCTGTTGATGCTTTTTACGCTTAATTTTTTAGGATAAGATGGGGTTGCTCCCTGTCTTATCCGCACATTAAAAACTTTTCAATATGACCTTACAAAAAATCTTTGACAAAACAAGAAGATTGACAAATACAACAACAATAACCTTACCAGATACAAGACTTTTGGAGTTATCTAACGAGACTTATCTTGACATTCAAAGAAGGCTGGCAAATGAAGAAATAGAAATTTTTGGAACAATTAAAAAGACCGATTTAGTAGCAGGACAAGCAAATTATCAATTACCAACTGATATGTTGACAATTTTGAGAATGGAGGTAAATTATGATGATCCAACAGATAATACGAAATGGAGAAAAGTTAATCAAACTGATTTAGCAAATCTTCCTTTTGAGTTTTACAATCTTTTACAATCTCAACCAAAATCAAAACCATTAATGGATTTATTTGCTTCACAAATTTTTCTTTTTCCTCAACCAACTTCGAATAAAGCAAACGGTATAAGGCTTTGGTATATTCCCAGGCAGCCAGAATTCACGAACGCATCGGACGAAATACCTGCAATTTTGAACAATTACTGGGAGGTTTTTGCTTATGGAAATGCATTTAGATACTTTGAGGAAATAGGACATCCAGAAGCAAACAGAAAATTGGAGTTGTATGAGACCTTTATGCAAAGGATGATTGAAGATTTAAAGGTGGAAACTATAGAGCCAATAAAAGTTCAAACGGTCGATTATTTCAACCGGGGCTGGCTTTGATAAAAAATGGTTTTTGATCCAGTGAGAAATTTTTGTAAAGTAAATGTCAAACAAGGTTATGATAGTACTGCTAATACTATTGAATTGGCTTTAGGTGAAGGAAATAAATTGCCAGATCTATCAACAGAAGGACAATACAATTTGGTATGGTGGAATGCTACTGATTATTCAGATCCCGCCGATGATCCATACAAAGAAATTGTTAGAGTTACAGCAAAATCAGGAGATCAAATAACAATCTTAAGAGGACAAGAAGGGACAACAGCGCAAAATCATAACTTACCAGGAAAGAATTATAAGATGATGCTGACATTGACGAAAAAGACCTATGAGGATTTACAAACAATCGAGGTTTATAAAGATGGAACATTGATAGGACAGAGAGCAAGATTAAATTTTCAGAATTTTAATGATATTAGCGATGATACTACCAATCAAAGGATAAATTTGAATTTGGGAAGTTTTATGCAGTATAACTTCGGGGACGGAAGTGATGGGGATTTAATAATATCAACAGGAACAACTACAATTGATTTGGGGGGTAATAAGGTTTTTATAAAAAAATACAACAATTTAAAAATCACTGGTAATGCTAATTTGGTTTTTACTAATCCTAATAACGATGGAACATTGATAGTTTTTCTGGTTAAAAATGATTGCGAATTAACCTCTAATGTTTCTAATACGATTGATTTGAGGAATTTTGGGGGGGTTGGAGGTAGTGGGGAATCATCTGGACTTGGTTGGTTTTTAATGGGAGGAGGAATAGTAAAAATAGGAGTAGGAACAGTCGTAGGAAATAGTCCTTTTGGAAATTTTGGTCCATTTAACGGTTCAGGTGGTAGTTCCTCTGTTAATGATAGTCCTAATAGGGAAAACTTTGTTTTTCAAATAGTTTCCAGTTCAGGAGCACATAATGTTTTTCACGCTCGTGGATATTCAAGGGCACCATATTATTTAACTTCTTCTTTTATACCAAAAGAATTTTTGCCATTGCCAGGTGGAGGAGGATCTGGAGGAACACGATATGATAATAATGCTTCATTAGTGGGAACTCCTGGCAGTGGTGGTAGGGGTGGAGGAGGTTTATTGATTTTAGTAGGAAGAAATTTAACTGTTTCTTCCTCTTTTACTATTAATGCTTCTGGTTCTAATGGAACTGCTGGAACAGGAGGAGCAGGTCACGGAGGAGGAGGAGCGGGGGGAAGTATTTTGATTGCTTACAGAGGAACAAAAACTGGAACGGATGTAACTTTTAATGTTTCTGGTGGAAATGATGGCGGAGGAGGAACTACATATAAAGGTGCAGATGGAATAGGATTAATAGTCCCTATTACATCAATTATAGGTTTATAAAACAATGATTACAGCAATATCATCACAACCATTAGGAGGAAGTTATAAAGATAGCAATTTCAGGAGGAATGTTATTACAACTAATTGGATTGAGGAAACAAAGCCATCAACAAATTGGCAAACAGATTTAACAAAACCAACTACAATTTGGACGAATGATTTAACAAAACCATCAACTAACTGGCAAGATGCTTGAGCAGGAACTTGTAAAATTAGGTTTACAAGGAGGAGTAGCGATATCAGTTTTATTGGTTTTATATTTCATTTTATCAAAAATATCGGAAATAGTAAAAAATAAAAATGGAGAAAATTTAAGCAAGAAAATTGAGGAAAACAGGATAGAAAGATTGGAAAACATTGTTTTGGAGTTATCAGAAAGAGTTAGCAGATTGGAAGCAAAAATTAATGGAAAAATAGGTTAAAAAACAATAGATTTTAATAGGGTTTTTTATATCAAAAAAGTCGGTAATTTAACAAAAATGCCTCTAACATTTCACCATTCGCATTATTTTCGTTTGACAAGTATCTACCTACTTGGAAAATGAAAATAACGCTTTACAGAGCAAAATAACAATGGAAGAAGAAATAAAACAAAAAACAACATTAGAAGAAATTAAACAAAGAGGAGGACTTGCTTTTCCTTTGGATTATGAGGATATTTCGGTTTTAGATAGTACTTATATCGGAGCATATATAGTGACATTACAAAATGGTTCAGCGGTTATTTTTGACCCAAAAGTAAAAACAACATCAGTGGTGATAGCAACACACAGAGATTTTACAGGAGCAACTGTCGGACTTTTAAGAGCATATACAGATAATGGAGTTATTTATATTCAATCAACAACCACCGATGATAATTCTCAAATTAATTGTATCGTAAAATACTAATGCCAAGAGCAAAGAAAAAAACAACTAAATCAGAATTTGGAGTGTTAGTTTTAGATAATTTCAATAAGTCAAGTTTCGCGAAAAGGGAAGTTTCTTTTGACAGCGATTTATTACACAGATTAGTTTTATCGCCAACTTATCTTTTTAAATTTGCTGATAATGCTTCTTTTTTGGATTATGGAGATAAACCTTATCCGCTTTTATCTCATTTGCCATCAACAACAATCAATTTGTCAACAGGGAGCGGATATCCAACCGCTTATATGACACCATCTAACGCCAACGATAGTAGAATAATTTACATTTCCACATCAACAGGGAGGGTTTTTGCTTTATCACAGACTTCAGTAGCAAGAAACTTTGGACAACCAGCAACATTAACAACTTTACAAAATGAAACAACATTGGCGAAATTTATAGGAAAAATTTTCTTTATTAACCCTTCACAGACAAATATTTATTCAATTTCAGAAACATCAACAGGAACAACTTGGGATACTACAAGCGGTTTTGTTTCACCTAAATTTGGTTTGACTTTTAATGTTTATTTCTATGTGGCGGACAAATCGGCAAGCGGAAATGCTTATAGGAATTTGATAAAGGTTTATGGAACTTCATTAAACCAAGTAGGAAGTTTAGATATAGGACAAAACAAGGACATACAGGATATTGTCAATAACAACAACAGATTTTTAGTAGTGATTGCCAACGATGCTAATGTTTTCACGGAGCAATATATGTTTTTGTGGGACGGTTCTTACCAGAACAGACCATTTCACATTATTAGACTGCCAGGAGTTTATTCAGGAAGTGTTGTTTATGGTGGAGCATTCTTTGTTTTTTTAAGATACGGAAACTCAACTTACATTTACGAACTTGCTGGGTATGGTTTAAGACTGATTGATATTTTGCCAAATATTGTTATTAACGAAACATTTTTGCCACAATACAGAATAACTTCTTATGGAAACTTTATTATTTTTCCTGCGGTGATAAAAGACTTAAATCTCAATTGTTTAATTCTTTACAACATTTTTGAAAAGGAAACAATGGCTTTGTATGCTTCAGATTTAACAAACACGATTTATGGGGTTTGGAGTGTATTAGATCTTTCAAAAAACTTCAGAATATTTTATAATTCAAATGAAGTAGATAAGGTATATCACAGATTAGTTTTGCCAAACGAGGGAATGAACTCTTATGAAACAAATCAAGGAACAAATAGTTTTTCGCAAATACCAGTTCCAAGTTATTACAGCAATATCATCAATTTTTTCAGAAGAATTATGATAAATAGAGTAGATGTTTTTTATGGTAATAAGCCAACAGGAACAAACAAAATTGACATACTTTTAAGGGCAATAGATGAATACCAAGGACAAACAACATTTAACGAGGAAACTCTCACAATTGATAGCCAGAAAATGGACAATTATTACATTTTTGACGCTGTTGGTCTTATTGGCAATAGGCTTGAAATTAGAGCATCCATTACCACAGACGGTTCTTTCAGAGGAGGACTTAAACGGGTCATCATTTATTATTCACCACTCATATAAAATGACGCAAATACAAACAAAAGCACAACCAACCACAAGAACTCAGCCTACTGCTACAACAACACCAAGTGGCGGAATGACAGAAAACTTGAAAAATGCGTTAATTGGATTTTTTAGAAATCTTTATAATACTTTAACCTCTTCCGCTTCTTTTAGACAACAATTTACCGCTTCAATATCTCAAAGCAGAGCCGAGCCAACTGGGACTGCTCCTCTTTTTGCTCCTCCTGTCCAAAAAAGAACAGATGTTTTTACTCCTCCTCAACAATTGAGAACCTTTTATTCAACACCAGGAGTTTCTCCCCAAGTTCAACAGGAAGTTGAAAGAAAAAGGGAAGCAAAAAGATTGGAATCTGAACTTGCTGGGAAAAAAATTGATTTTTCCAAAATCAATATCCAGCAATCTCCAACATTGACTGCTCCTACACCAGAATCAACTCCAGCATTTTTACCTAAAACCAAACGGCAACAAACTATATTAACTGACCAAACTTCTCAAACACCACCTCAAATATCATCTAAAACAGCAACTTCTAAATCGGAAATAACATCAGCAACTACATCAGCAACTTCTGCTGATATGACAGGCAAGTCATCAATAGGACCATCTTTTAGTTTTTCTTCATCTACAAATTTGGGATTTAATTTTTTTCAATCTCCATTTGCTCAAGATATTAAAAATTTGATAACTCCTCCGCAAACGACAACGCAAACAACATCAAATGTTTCGCAAGGGACAGAAATTCAAGTTTTTAGAGACCCAACAGGAGGTTCAACACAGTTTTTTGGATATACCATAAAACCAGGAGATACATTAACAAAAATAGCAAAAGCCTTTGGTGTTTCTATCGAGGACATTTTGAGAATTAATAAAGACAAAACTGATGCTATTAAAAATGTTCCTGGAAGGCCATTTGGAGACATTATTATTGCTGGGAAAGAAATAAGAATTCCTGTTGTTGAAAAAGAATTGAAACAGCCACCATTATTAGGTCAAAATGTTTCTTCAACAGAAGAGATAAACCAAAAGGCCAAAGAAAGTCTGCAAACCCCACAGCCAACATTAGACGAGAACAAACTAAATCAACTTATTTTAGAAAAGACAGGGATAGATCTTTCAAGGATTGATGCTACTATCAACAGATTGAACCAATTAAACGATCCTAACTTTTATGTCAATCAATACAATCAATTGCTTGAAAAAACTGGAATTTCAAAAGACATACAGGCGTTAGCGGACATAAGAAGTATTATGGAAAGAACAAAGCAAGATGTTTTAGAAGAAGCGGCAAAAGTTGGAGGGTTGGTGACAGAAAGCCAAATAGCTGAGGTTGTTAATTTCAGGCACGGGATACTAAAAGCTCAATATCAAGCATTATCAGATGCTATTGAAGCAAAAGAAAAAATGATTGACAACATAATGAAATATACCGCTATGGATAGAAAAATGATTGCTGATTTGTTGGAAAATCAATTAAAACTTGAAAAATGGAAAACAGAATTGGCGATGAACGCTGTTAAATGGGACTTTAATGTTCAAAAAGAATTAAGAAATACAAATCTCAAGAAACTTGAAAATTATGCTGATGCTGGAGAATTACACACCGCTTCAGCAGATTTTCTTTATAACTTTGTCAATCCAGAAAGTCCGTTATATGCTGGAATTGATGCCAATGAGTTAAGGTTTTACATCAGGATTTCTCAGGAGAAAGCAAGACAAAGAGAATTAAATGAAGCAAGGACAAAACAATTGATACAAAATACATTGGAGGAAATGCAAGCAAGAAGGGCTAAAGAAGAAAGGGCTTGGGCTAAAGAAATGAGAGAAAGAGAATTATTCCCATTAAGGAAAAAAAGATTGGAAAAATTAATTGAAGAGAGTGAAGAAGATTTAAATCCTGAAAACTTCTAATAAATGGAACAGGAACAAAAAAAATCATTTTTTCAAAATGTTTTAGAGAAAGCAAGTTATATAGGGAACTTTGCTAAAAATGTTGCCACATCTGCTATGAGAGGATTAACAAGAGAAAGCGGGGCTTTAACATTGTGGTTAAAAAACAAAATTACAGGCGGAAAAGAAGAATTTATGCCACAAGATAGATTGTCAAGATTTATGTTTGGAGATGATCCACTGAAAGAAAAAAATCCTATACAAGTTGCTAAAGATGCTGTTAATTTTGTAGGTGATATAACTTGGAGACCATTTACAAGAGCAGTAGGAAAAATTGGTTTGACTGCAATAGAAAAAACAACTGGAGAAAAATTGAAAGAACCATTAAAAATTGAAGAAGCACCATTACCAGGACTATATAAGTTTATTTTTGGAAAAGAACCTTTATCGCCATTGGAAGCAGAATGGATAAAATACAAAGAATGGGGTAAAAAAAATTTCGGTGAACAATACGGAGATAAATTAGGAAGTTTGGCATTTTTAGGGTTTTTAGGATTAGATTTGTGGATACCAATGGGAAGTGGAGCAGGTAGGGTATTTTTGAGAAAAGAAGTTTTAAGGGAAATAGCAAAATCAACAGACAAAAATTTTATTAAAGATACGCTTTTAAAAGAATTACCAGAATTACATTATTCAAAAGTTATTGGCAAAGTTGATGATATTGCTGAAAAGTTGGTTTCAGTTAATAAAACTTCTAAAGTATTAAAAACATTGCAAAGTGAATTTGATAATATTGCTAAAGAAATGGGAGTTGATTTGGTAAAAATTAGGAAGGAAATGATGGAAACTGATTTTAAAAAAACTATTTCTGAAACAATTGAGAAAGCAAAAGGAGAAGAAATAAAAGAACCTCCCATTCCTCCAAGACCACCTAAAAATCCTCCTTTAGATAATATACCATTTAGACCAGAATTTAACCCTAAAGGAAAAGAATTTAGGGTAAGAGGATTTTTTAAAAATCTATGGGAAAACAAACCAGACTTTCAGCAAAGAGTTGCTGACCAATTAGATGCACTTTCTATTTACTATAAACCCATTAAAAACAAAGAAATCATTGAAAGAGCAGTTGCTGAAATGATGCAATATGAAACATTGGAGGAAGCATATAAAAGTGTAAGTTTTGTATTGCTAAAACATATTCCAAAAGATCCAACAAGGCTATCTATAGAAATTGTTAAAAATGTGTTATTAGGAGAAGCGTATTGGCAAATAGGTATGAAAGTAAGATCAGAAAAAATTATGAATGAGATTCTTGCTATTTATGAAGCTATAGGAAGGGCGCTAGAAACAGCTAAATTTACTCCTAAATTATCACCTGCGTTTTTATCTGCTTGGGCACCTAAGAAATTCACTCA